AGAAAGTGAACTACCTTTTTGGCACAACAACCGTCTCCCAAGACATCGAACACATTCATAGTGAAAAACCAGAGAGCCACTTTTATAGCCACAAAGCTGTCTCTTGCGGTGTTCGCCTGCAAGACACCCATGAAGAAAATCAAGGTGATAGAGGTAGTTGGTTGAACGCTATGAGGCTTGACTCTATCCTGTCAAAAAATATTTCACAATATGCCACCTTCAAGGCTTCTGTTAAAGATATCCAAAGATACATTGGGAAGAATGACTTGAAAGAAGTTGAGAAACTTGGAAAGAGAACCAAAGCGATTGAATTGGTTGCTGAGTTAGCTAAAGATGAGAATCTAATGACTGCTTCTGAGGTCGCCATGACATTCTCAGGTTCTAACTCCAAACTATTCAAAATTCTCATACAGATTTTCAAGAAAGGACAGATAGGTGGTGTTCGTGAGATAATCATATTACTAATCAAGGCCCGAGTGTTATTCAACATTGTTGAAGAAATCTCTAGACTGTTAGCTAAGGCTGATAAACGAGAAATATTAACAAAAGGTCGAGATAAAAGGCTGATGATGAGAGGTGATTATGAGGAAATCATGTCATCATTCAAATCAGGAACACCTCTAAGGATCGTCAAAGATTCCTTTGACATGACAACATGGGCGCAAAAGTTTATACCAACTATTTTTATTCCAATTTTTGAGCACCATTTCTCAGAATTCCCAGGTATAGTTGATTTGTCAAGGTTGATATTCCTCAGTCACTCTAACAAAGAAATAGAATACCCAAGAAAGTTGGTCGAGCAATGGTGCAAACATCCAGAAATCAAACATTCTGAACCAGGAATGCAGAAGTGCAAAGATGATTATCTCTCCAAAGGCAAAACTTACTTTGTCAACCATTCAAATATGTGTCAAGGAATACCTCACTACAGTTCTACTGTTCTTGCTTTGTCATGCCTTAGCCTCAGAGATGCTTTATTCAAGTCAGCGCTTAGACAACTGGGAAAAGATTGTCACATAAAATGGAAGACAAGAGTGGGCTCAGATGACAAAGGAAGCATAATTGCAATGGATATGTCACACAATGATGCTTATTATCAATACCTATTGTTTGGTCAGTGTGAGAGAGCATCAGAGCGCCTGCACTCAATGGAGCTTTCTGTGAAGTCTGCAAGTGGACATGTGATGTATGAACTAAACTCTGCCTTTATGGCCAATCTTGAGACGTTGTCGCCGACTGTAAAATTCTCCATGGCTGCAACAGATACAATAGGAACAACGTCTTGCACATCATTTGTCAATGAGTCTTATGGGAGAATTAGACAGATGAGAGAAAATGGATGCTCCTCAATTGTCTGTGCATATGCCCACATGTTGAACAAAAAGCACTTTTATAGAATTTTCGCCACCAACGCTGGTGCGGAAAATGATCTAAGAGAATGTTTGGGAGTGAAATGGGCCGAAATACCTTATGACTTTGGTGTTTACCCAACATACGACATTGACCTTCAAGACATTGTCGGACCGGAATATTACAACTATAGACTGATAAAGAACCATGGAGTGACAGATGCTGTCTCACTTTTATATAGTGAGGTATCCAGACAAGAAATGACCGAAATGTTTCCAAACGATGACACTCCGCTAATGAAGAAAGACCATTTTGGAATAAATCAAGGTCTAGTAAAGCAACTTGCAAACATGAGGAAAAGAGTCGGAGCCAACCCCGAGGAACTGAAGGAATACTTTGACAACAATCCATTCACAATGATTC